ACATCCTTTCTTCTACAAGAGGATGAGGTTGGCATCGTTATGTTGCCATATGAACATTTTGAGAAAGAGTAAAAAGTAACTCCAAATTGTCTTAAAATCCATGCCGCACAGATGGGCCGAATGCAAGAGAGGATGTATTGACCGTGAAACTACAGCAGTCCGCAGGATGTACTCCGTTGCAAGGCGGCCTAAATGCAAATACTGTGGTCAAATGATGCGAGACATGACCCCCGAAGAAATAAAACAAGCACGGCTGATTGCTCCGTTTTAGAGGGGCAGCGGGGGAAAAACACTACGAAGGGATGCAAACTTTATGAGATAAAAAGAATGAAAACCCGCTGCCCTTATTTTACTCGGATTCAAATACCCTTTATGTGCTTTTTGGTAAAAAAGGCTAAGTGTTTGCACATTATCCCACATATTGTGCCGAGCGACAGCCATAGCGTTGCTTTTGAAAAAGCGTTCCCTCTACTCAAGGAATGGCAGCGGCAAAAACCATTGGCACCTTTGGCGTCAGTGATGGGTGTAAAGAATCTCACAAAACCAAGCAAACCGTATGCAAGGCAGATGTTTGAAGCGTTTGGTCCTTTGTTTGAAGAAAATGAAGGTATGACTCTTGTAGAATCAAACTTGGGTGGTGGCGGAATCAAATACGGCCTCCGCCCTGAAAGTCACATTGGGATTGACATAAACCCTGCATTGACTGGGTTACATACAGCAATACGGGATGCGCCTCAGATATTCAACCCCGGGGCAATGCAAGACTTAACATTGACAAGAGAGGGTGAGATACCGATCTATTCTAACACTAAGACCCCCCCGACTCCCGTGGGTGGCCCGGTTACATCTCAAGAGATTGAACAATTTGGGATGCCGGATTTAGGCGGCGTCTACTACGGAATAAACTATTACAATCTACGCAGACAATTTAACGAGTTACAATTGAAGAAGGATATGGGGACAATAACTCCCGCTGAAAATGTTAAATTTTTACAATTAGCATATTATCTTTCAAAAAACGCCTTCGGCCAATCTATGAGATATAATCAACAAGGCGTGATGACACAAGGCGGGCCTCGCCCAAGAGGCAGGAGAGGCTTCAAAACAAAACTTGGCGATATTGCAGGGGCGGGACAGGTTAATCTGACACGGTTTGGGGGCAGTAAATCAAATTGGATGGGTAAGAACAAATTAAACAACCCTGAATATTATGCGGCTGGTCATTTACCATACGGTGTGCTGCCCGAAGATACCGAGTTTAAAGAATATAATGAGGCAGCACAAAATTCTAAGATTTATAGAATGCCAATGCAAGAAATGTTCCAGCGTTTGAAGATGCCCGATAATGTTTCTTTTTTGTTAGACCCTCCATATAGAGGGCAAGAAGGACTTTACTTTGATTGGAAAAACAAGGATTCGGATTATGTTGGCCAAGTATTTAGGATGTTAGCGAATCGTGGAACGCCTGTTGCTTGGTATGACTCGGCAATGGATGAGAATATCCGAATGCTTGAAGGATTAGAAAATGCTGGGTATGCTGTGACGGGCAGGGCTGAGGGCAACCAAAAAGCAAAAAAGAAATCAGTGCCTGAGATGTTTGCTTTTGCTAATATGCCTCACTTAGACCCTGACGATGTTGCTTCATGGTCAGATTCAAAGGGGTTGTTTTGATGAGTCGTGGCAACCCTGAAAACTCAATACTTACCGAAGATACTCATCATTTAATTTGTCCGACTTGCGGGGGTCCGGCACATCACGATGATATGGTTCACCAGTTATTAATAAAAAGCATAGAAGAAATTAGGGCCTTACACTCCGACCCTAATATGAAAGGTGTGGACATATTTTACGCTTCAAGAGGTTATGAAAGACCCCCTGAGGGAGGTTCTACACTTGACGCAGCGCAATTGCCAATAGACCCAATTCATCAACGGGCAATAGATGAAGCAAGGGAAGGTTTGTCTCAATACCCAATTACAGGGTCTAATTTACAATTTAGAGATGGAATGGGCGGGCATGTAATGCACGGTATTTATCTAAATCAAACAGGCAAGGTTCATAATGGGCCAAGAGACATTTTTAATTTCATAAAAGATAGCAACATCAAGGGAATAAATACTACCACTATGGACTCTCAAGGAGCACTTTCAAACCCGGGTAAAATGTGGGGAGGTTCCGAGGACCATCCCACTGCCGCATGTAATGTGGGAGCAGCCATGAGAAAACAACCGGGTTCTCCTTGCTATGGTTGTTATGTAGACTTCGGCAGACAAAATCAGGCCGCCCCTCAAAGAATCCAGTGGGCAAATCTCATGGGTTTGGCTAATCCAAATATGTATGCAGCCGCTTTGTCTTATCAGATAGAAAATCATTCTCAAGGAGACCGCATTAGATTCTTTTCAGGGGGGGACCTTCAAAGTCCAAATCATTTAGCAATGCTTGTCGATATTGCAAGACAACACCCTGAAAAATCGTTTTGGCTGCCCACAAGAGAAATCGGGCATGTTGGCAAGTATCTTGACGCTAATAAAACAGCAGACGGCTATCATACTGTTCCGATACCTGACAATCTAACTCTCAGACTATCCAGTCCTAAAGGAGACCTGTCTCATCAATTGACACAACATATGGCTGATTCTCACCCTCAAATAACGATGAGCACAATGAATGCGAGTCACGATAACCATGAAGAAGTGTGGGTTTGTCCATCGGCGGGACATAAAGATGAGAGGGGGACTTGTGAACATTGGGGCTGTGATGCTTGTTGGAACCCGACTATTCGTCATATTGACTATTCGGGACACAGCGTTAAAAGAGCATATAAGAATAGATCACCGGGCGAACAGATGTTACATCAAAGTGCGGTTGACAATACCCTCAGGCGTTTAGAACAGATAAGAGGCGAAAGGCCAAAAAGCAATACTGCTTTTGACATTAGTCAATTTACTCTCTAAGGTACTGGTTGTGCAATAGAGTGAGATGTGTGGTTTATCTGCCCCGCATGGGATGTTGAACCTCGACATTGAATGAATGCAGCAATTAATTCGTTGATTATGTATTCATCCCCCGCTGTAACAGGATAAGGTAAAGCAGCGATTGCCCAATCTCTCAACCAAGCCCTATCACTTGAAAACACTCTATTGAACATAGTTAACGCATTTTGAGATATCTGTGTGCTTGTCCAATTCTTTTCCTGCTGTAATATTTGCTCAGCCTGTTGCATATGTGTTGCCCAGTTTTGTTGCACCTGTGTCAAGTTTGAGTGGGTATATAGTGGGTGATTGAAGTAACTTAATACGGCCACTGCTGCGTCAGGAGGGAATTCTTCATTTCTAACTACATTTGTGTTCGCATGTCTGCTTATCCACTGGTTCAATGATTCTACATTGATACTCGTTGCTAATAATGCGTTTTGATAAGAACGCATTGCATATACGGCAGGAATAATGCTCGGGCTTACGGCTGACATTGATATGCCTATAATAATCTATTATTTCATCATAATGCTCATAAGGTTGACAGGACTGGCATTGTTCAATGAGCCGCCATGTTTCAGTCGTAATGAGAGACGATTTGTATAAAAAGATGGAGCAAGAGAGAGGGCGTGAAACAAAGTCCTCTTTTGTAAATCATGCGCTTGAAGTCTACTTTAAGTCAATAAAGGGTGAAAACAATGGATGAACGAAAGCCACAAAGTAATATGCCGCCGTGGGCACAAGATAATACGCGCATTGATGTAAATTTAATTGCAATGCTGCTTTGGCAGGCTTTGTTAACTGGAATTTCGGTAACAGTCTCTCACATGGGCTGGTATTTGCCTGCTGCAAGCCCCGGCGAGATGGGGTTGCAATATGGTTTGATAGCCTTTGGTTTCCTGTGTACTGCAATGGTATTGTTCCATGTTGGCGGCATTAGGGATTCACTTGCCATTCGTGCGGAATTATCTCAAGAGCATCGGTATGATAAGTGGCATAGGACACAAATGCGTATGCAGCAACGCCGTTCACAAAAGCGTAATTATTATGAAAATAACGGCGGTCAACAATTATTCGGTGTATTGCCATGGGGTCAGCAACCCGAAGAAAACCCTAATAAGAATGAGGCTGAAGGCAAAAATAACTCCTGAATAAGGTGATATATATGTGGCCGTTCTCTACCAAGCAAGAACGACAGGCAGAAGCAATGTCGATGATTCTTGCGGAAAATAGTTATGACAGGAAAATGGAGAGGATGGCAGGATGGGTAAGGACTGTAGTGGCAATGATTGGCGGAGTATTACTGACTTTTGGAATTCTTTTAGGTTTGGATATGCTGGGTCACAACCCAATCTCCGTATGGGAATGGGTCAAGTCAAAATTTTGATTAAGAGGGGAATTAAATGAGTGCCCTGATTGCTGGGCATTTCATATTAGGTTCTATTAGCGTTGCTCATGCGTTGTATCGTATATTGAAACCATACCGTGTTGGGATATATGGCCCATCACAGACGGGTAAAACTACCTTAGACCAATATATGACTGTCCCGGGTGATGTTGATACAATACCTATTCATTTTCGCACAATGCATAATCTCGACCCTAAAACTAAAAGGTATAAGATGCCTAAAGTAGAAAGAAAATTATTGCGTTGGAAGAAAGAGAAAAAGGCAATATCAAATACAGATATAGCGGGGCAGTCTCAATTTCGTAACCTTTGGGTCGAGGATATGTTTGGCAGAAATGTTGAAGTTGTGATATATATGGTAGACCACAGGGTTCTAAACAATTTTCAATTTAGATTAGATGCTGTTGCTGGTTTTGAGTACCTCATTGACAATATTCTAAATGTTAATCGAACAAAAGTGATAAGCCGCAAGGCAAGGAAGAAAGGCAGGAAGTATCAACCAAAATTATTCTGCCTCATGATCAATAAAATGGATTTGTGGTGGGACTCCACTGCTGAAAACCTATGGAATCTAAATCTAAAAAAGGAACACCCTATTGTTTTGCCATTTAGAAATGGCCTGAAAAGATTAAGAAAAGCAGGCATAAGAGCCGACATACATTCAATATCGGCCCAACATGGCATCAATGTCGAGGGTGTTATGATGCATTTGATAGATTCGATGTGAAATTCTCCGGTATTTTTATGAGGCTGTCAAGGCTGGCATGGTTATGGCGTGGATGCCGTTTATGGGTGGCGGGGCACCCTCTCTCATCAACATGAATGACGAGCAGTTACGCATTTTATCTGCTCAAAGTGGAATCACATTTGACCTGCTAAAAGCACAGCAACAGGCGGAAATGGCGAGTGCGGGTTCTACAGGGGGAGTAGATGAAGGCGAGGACCTATTATTACCGACTGTTGAAATCCAACTGATTCAAAACGCTAAAAACCCTAAAAAGGCAAGAAAGAAAAATATCAAGATGTTACGGAAGGCTTTGAGGCCCCCGAATTATAATTTAGGACTCTTCAAAATATATCGATACAATGCTCCGCATGAATGTGCGTGTTGCGGAGTAGACATCAGGAGGTTCATAGAAGGGGATAACGCATACTCCCACATTATTGATGAAAAAACAGGACTTTCATTGGCGGATATATATTGGTTTGATGATAACACTGGTCAACCGATTAGACCAGCAGCACGGACTCATGGAGACCATGGAGATGAAATGGAGAGCACTCTTTGTCCCGCACATTTGCACATATACCATACGCTTGTTTCAATGAAACAGGAGCATGAAATGGAGGCCAGTGGATTTAATAGAATTGTCAGTAAAGGCACTAAATTCCAAAGAGTCCCCGGTATGAGTATGTTAATGAGAGGAGCAAAAAAACAACAAAACCGTTCTACTATGGAATCTTTGGCTAAATATGAGCCTTTCTTTGAAATGATAAGAAGAGATGCTCAACATAGCAAAGGAATTCAAATGATTCAGCATCCTAATCCAATAACGGGTATATCCGATATCGTTATGGTTACTTTTGATTTAAGAGCGTTGCAGTTAGAAAGTCAAGCAATGCAAAATCAATACTTGAGTGGGACCTTAGGGGCAAACCAAATGAACGCGGTTGCGGTCCCCACAACACAAGCGGCTGAGGTCGCAATGAAAGCGGAGTGATAAATATGGGCTGGTTTAGTAAAAGTGAAACACCGACACAGCAGTTTGGAACACCATCTTATGGTGGGAATTACGGGCAGCAGCAGAATAACATGAACAACAATATGAACAATATGGGCGGGATGGGCGCGATGATGATGAGTCAACAGGCGCAGAACCCCATGATGCAACAAATGGCTAATGACCCAATTACAGCAACAGCAAGATTGCTTGACTTTAATGACCCTGTATCTGATTTTATAGTCTCTCAAAATTTTGCAATGTTGATCGAATTGATGGGCGGGGTGGTTACTCTCGCTGTAAAAGAATTTTTTACATCAATTAAATTCAATCAAGATAGTGACACTGGCCAGTTAAGTATCGATGCTGCAAGTATGCCTGCCACATTGTCTACAATGTCTCCTGAAAACTTGCAACTGACTCTTCAACAGGTTCAAAACAACATTAACATGAATATTCAACAACGAATGCAACAACAACAAATGTTTCTTATGGCGCATAACCCTATGGGTATGCAACAACAGCAACCCGGGTTCTTTGGCAATCTATTAGGTGGCATATTAGGGAATCAAATGCAACAACAAGGCTTTTTGCCAACAGCGGGTAAAATGGCAGCGACAGGCGCAGTAGTGGGTGTGTGATTACATGAATGACGATTTAAACAAAAAACAAGCAGAACATATGAACACAGTAAATTGGGCACAAACATTAGATTCGTTTGTGTCGCCTTCTAAAATGCTTGTAGAAAGTGCAACAATGATTTTTATAATTGCTTTTATGTTATTTTGTGGCGTTGGCTTGGTATGGAAAGGTGATGAGTTATCCGCTTCACAAATGATGTTAGGATTCTTTGGCCTTCTGTTCACAATGTCCGTAGCAATTAGACAGTTTGCCTCCTTTCGGTATTGACAGGTATCGCCTGTCTCCGTATCAGGTGACGACTGAAGCAATAAACGAGTCACCGTCTTTAGTAAAAGAAGCGATAGATATACCTGAAAGAACACAGTGTATCGCCATTACTAAGTCCGGTTCACGGTGCAAGCGTATTGCTACAAAGAAGGGGGAGGAGTATTGCCCGACTCACGCCTCTAAACACCGCAAGCCTAATTGAATAGAATACTATCCGATTTAACATGGCAGGGCGTAAGCAACGGAAAAATTGCTTCTTTTGCCAGCACCCTCAGCGTGATATGTTAGAGCATGAAATACGCATAGGGACACTATCTCCCGCTGAATTGGATAAAGAACAGGGATGGCCGGAGGGAACCTCGCACAGGCACATGCGTAGACATGCAGGCGAGTATCATAACAATAGCAATTCTGAATGCCCTATATGCACACATCCTGAAAGAAACATAATAGAAGAGTCTATACTTGAACAAAGAGCGAGTACGGATGAATTTGCTGAGGAGTTGGGGATAGATGAATCAGTTATACATCACCACATGGACAGACACATAAAGCCAGTGATACAGGCTCAGGCCGATTTAGAAGTATTGCCCACCGCTTTATCCAGCGTCAAAGATTCTTTGCTGCGTGTAGAAAAGAATATGGTCAGAATGGACCGAATACTGGGCTTGCATCTTGATACCATTGAAAATGCAATGATGGATGAGGCTGAAATGGTATCTGCTATGGATTTAGGTTTGGCAGTAAAACTGCATAAAGAGGTCCGTGAAACTTTGACAGATTTAGCAAAATGGATGGATAAAGCAGAAACAATTGAGAGTAGTCAATCTGTTAGTGTATTAACTGTAATACAGGCTCACTTTGCCGAGAAGTCTCCCGCCGAATGGCGTATATTGAGACAGTCTTTGGCTGAAGCGGGGGTACTTGAAAATGGCTAATGAATGTGCAACAACAAACTGTGAAGATAAATCCGACAAAGAAGATTTCGCATACTGCGGAAAAAGCAATTGTGCCTCATGCGGCGGTGGATGCGGTGATGATGATTGCTCAAAGTGTAACCGTATTTCTAAGAGGGCATCCAATGACCGAGCATTCCTCACAGGTTGGTCTGTGGTGAAAGGCAAACTACAATGCAATGGCCGAGAGCATATTCAATTAGTGCGTGACGAAAGAGGCAATCTCAAAACTGATTGCGAATGTGATCAGGGCTGTCTGCCAACAAGAATGACGAGGTCTTGAAGATGAGTATGTCAGGGGCAAGAGTTACGAAAGTAATTAAGAAAACAAAAGAGTTAGAGGAATCTGAAAAGGCTCCGGGCTCATATCTTTCCGGCAATAAAGTTACTGGTTTTTCAGTTAATTTCCCAATACAAGGGACTTGTAGACCGTCAAAAGTTTGTATAAAAACATGCTATTACGCTACGGGGGGTACGGCTTGGAATAACAGTTTGAGGAAGCAATTGTGGCTTTTCAACAAATGCAATGAAGACCCCATCGCCTTTGCTGATGTTATTGCTAAGGAATATCATAAAAAAGGTTTAGACTATTTGAGGTGGAACGGAGGCGGTGACTTGTTCGAGGCATCTACGGAAGCATTGAATCATATCGGTGAAAGATATCCCGAGATGGTCATATGGATTGTTACTCGCAAACCCGAAATGGCCGCATTGATTGCACCTCACACTAATTTACACTTGCATTTTAGTTTAGATGCACATTCTCTTGATAGGCGTGATAAGGCATTAGATTTAGTCAATAGGCCCATATTTTTTTCATATCAATGTGAAAAAGGAGAAAAACCTGATGTAAATCTTTTAACTTCGCAACACGGAGTATCTTTGTTTTTCTTTGATAATTACTATTTGACAGACCCTGTGTATGAAACTGATCACATGGATGTATTGTGCCCGTTAAATCTTAACAGAACAAATACGGGAGACATAGCAGGCTCTTGTGGAGAGTGCCGTAAATGTTTCAATGGACATTGGCTGGAGGCAGCGGAATGAATCAGTATGCTTTTGCCATCGGTTGGGGCGTTGCTCAAAATGATATCCAAAAAGGAATCAGGGACATCTTTAGAAGAAAGAAACCATCAGAACCATTTTATTCATATTACAATATGTGCAGGTACTGCGGTTATGATGCACAGGGTAAAGTAGCCGCAGCAGCACTCGCAAGAGGCGAGATACTTACAGAACAAGATTTTCAAGACCGTGTAAATTATGAGTTATACACAAAGCATCCGGCAATGTGCCCGGGTATGAGAGATAACTTAGAGCAAGAAAGGCGGGCTATGCGTAGAGATTATGGTGATAACTATGAAGAAGAATACGAAAAAAGGAAACAAACAATACAAAAGCGATAGAGGGAATAGAAAAATGCCAAGATTGCCCGCCCCCAAAGGAAATCAAGTAAAAATTGACAAATCTTTTGAAATGGCATGGGAGTTGGCAAAATCCGATGATAAAGGCGATAACGCACCAACAAATCCTAAACTATGGGCCCAAGCAAAGTCTAAAGCCCGTTCTAAATTCAAAGTTTATCCATCGGCATATGCTAATGGTTGGGCCTCCAAGTGGTATAAATCTAAAGGCGGCGGCTGGAAAAAGAAAGGCAAAAAAAGTAAAAAGTGAGAATTATGGCTAAATTAAAGAAGAAAGAATGTTGCTGTGGTGCAACTGAAAAGAGCCCTTGTGCTTGCATGAAGAAGGGCATTATGAAATGTTCTGCAAAAGAACCTATGTGCCAATGCTACAAGGACCTAAAAAAAGAAGGAAAGCACCCAGCAGACTTGAAAAAAGCATTTAACATTGCGTGGAATTATCTATGATTGTAAAACCCGCATCCTACCTGTTGTCTAAAGACTTAAGACGGTGGTTTAAGGAAAAGTGGGTAGATGTTTCACGAAAAGATAAAGATGGCAAACATCCTCCCTGTGGTCGTTCAGATGCCGATACATCCTCCAAGGGCTATCCAAAATGCCGACCATCAAAGAAGGTAAGCGATAAAACTCCAAAGACAACAAAAGGCATGAGTCCAAAAGATAAGAAGGCAGCAACTCGTAGAAAGAGGAATAAGCCACAAGGAGTCGGAGGGAAACCAACAATGGTAAAAATGTGTGATTGTGATGATTGTGTCACTTTGGCTAAAGCAATGATTGTAAAGGCAAAGAAAAAATCAAAGCCATTTCATGGCTATAACCCTAACAAACATAGTAAAAAAGGCGGTTTGAATGCAAAGGGTAGAGCAAAGGCAAAAAGAGAAACAGGAGCAAATTTAAAACCTCCAGTTACAACAAAGCCAAGTAAACTTAAAGCGGGTTCTAAAAAAGCCAAGAGGCGTAAGTCATTCTGTGCAAGAATGGGCGGCGTAAAAGGGCCAACCAGTAAAGGCGGTAAATTAACACCAAAAGGTGCAGCATTGAAAAGGTGGAATTGTTAATGAGTAATTTTGAAACAGCATGGTATATAGCAAAAGGAGCAGAAAAAACACATTATGTCTGTGATAAATGTGGAAAGACAGATACCTCGGGCATTCACGGGGACAGGTGCAACCAATGTAGAAGAGAGAGGGCTTTTGGAAAAGTCACAAAATCATCCGGTATGCCGGGGCAGTCTTCTTTCGTCACACTTATGATGCCCGAATCTGCTTATGACATAATTATGGAGACGCTTTATATGGACTTGAGGTCAAATTCTATTGATGACAGCATTAAAGCAAGATTGCAACAGGCACTAAGTCAAATACAACAAAAGTGAGGTATTTACATGAAAACTATTCATCAGTTAATGTTGAAAGACACTAGCCTTGAGGATATACTTCATAATGGTTCGATCAAGACCCCGCACGAAGCAATACTGTTTTTGAATGCTTTGGATTATGTTGTCAAAGAATGGAATCTTGCAATGAATAACTTTGATGTCGATGGGACTGATGATGTCGCCTCAGAAATATATTCTCAGTTAATATTTTGTCGCATGATATTTGCTGATTTGTCTACTCATAACCCACAAACTCCTTTGTTAGAAGCAATTAAGTGTATAAAGGATTTGAAGCAAAGCATGATGACAATGGCAAAGTCCTACGCAAGAACGCCGTCACTTGCTCATTGGTATTTGTCTCTACCAGTTAGAGTAGAAAATTATTATCATTCAATGCGAGGTGATTCATCATGGTAGTTTCTAACCCAAGAGATAGTGCGATATGGACCCCTCGGACTCAAGAATTTACTGGCGGTTATAATGGCCGTGAAATGATAGGAGACTATGATGTAAATCCTAATGAAAACTCGGATGGGCTTTCGCACCACTCAAGGCAATCTCCCGAGGATTATGACAGCGCAGACCAAAGCGATGCTAAAAAGCGTAGAGAAAAAGCGTTGAGAGAATTGAAACCAGCAATACCTCATATTGTCCCAACCGCTGCAAAAATAGATGAAGAGATATCAAGGTCCCCTCAAAGAGAGGGTACGAGTGAATTGTTAGAGTCGGGATTAGGCGTTGACATGGGTCTTGCTGGCCGAGGCATTTCTCAAGCGGTTGGTGCCAATGTTGGTCCAATAAGAAGCCCGACGGGTCAAATATCTTATCAATCTGATATAGGGAAAGCGGTATATGATATTAGCAAGGCTCGTCGTAAGTATAAAGGCCGTAAATATGAGGAAGATGAAGAATCTGACGAAGAGGAGCGTAAAGCCAAAAAGAAGGGTAAGCGCGAAAGGAAGAGAAAGGGCAAAGGCAAAAAGACATCCGTCGGTGGCCGTGAAATTAAATCAAGGACAAAAAGGCGTTCAGCATCTGCCGCAAGAAACATAAACAGATATGGTAAGAGGCAGGCTTTTGCCCCAAACACTAAGAGTTTAGCACTCAGAATGGTCGGGTCCACAAGTAGTGAGGGAATCCCACTTAGGCTTAGAGACCCAGTAGCATGGGAGCGCAAAAAATCTTATGAGCGAGAGAGGAGAAAGCGTGGCGCATTACCAAGAGGCTTATCACATCATTATGATACATCCTCGTCGGGTGGCCGTGGTGGAACCGTTGGAGGGACAAAAGGGACCAGTACCAAAATGCCAAGAATACCAAAGATGGGCACCAATCCGACCCGAGCATCAGCAGCAAGGCGAGAGAGAATAAGCCCGGGTGGCGTGGGAGACCCATTGGGTCCAAACGACCCTATACCACTGGCAAAGGCAAAGGGGATAGAATCTCTTAGCCGTGTTGAAATAAAAGCACTATTAGCAAAAGTCGAAAGACTGTTGCGTAAAGTCAATCGTATGAAAAAGGCCACTCCTGAACATGACCATAATGCAAAAATAGGGAATCAGGCGGGTAAAGATGTCGGGACTGCTCCTAAAGGAGGCACAGATTTGTCTGAGGAAAAAGAAGCATACCGTATTTATGACGATACATCACTAGCCCCCACGGGTAAGAGGTGATGGTGACATTGTATAGTTTGGACCGTTTTATTATAAGAAAAGGCGAGGGGATTTACAATCTCTTTGACTTCATTAATGCTGCAATGGGTTCTGAATCATACAATGCTACAAAAGCCGGTCTTATCGATTCACACCATGACATTACTCATGGAGAGATAACAGGGGTTGAGGGTGATGCTGCTGAGTTGGCATACAACAAAGGATTTGGTAATCCAGCAATGGCTGAAAAATATCATGCTGGGCCGAGTGGTCCAAACGATGCTGAGTATATGGCGGCATTCAGGCACATGGTTTTTGCAGGTGCGGGCAAAATTAATGACTTAGTTGAAAGACAAAATCAAATTAATATGAGTAGAGGAATCAGGCCAATGAATATGCCTTTCATAGTCAATAGCATTGGAGAATATACGGTAGACCCTTCATGGGGTCACAAGGCTCACACTTACTCATTGAATGATGTGAAAAGCAAAGACGGCGTTGTCAATCCTTTTGATAAGATGACAGGCGAATTGATCACAAATATCAAAAGTAGCAGGACTGAGAAAGGAGAGGGATATTTGAGGCCGTATGCTGAAGCATATGAAGAATCTAAATCTCAAGATGGCGGACCTAAAGCGGGTAAGCATAGAAAAAGAACATCATTCATCATATCTCCGGCCACTATACATCGAGATGTTATTTCAATAAATGATGGGGACATTGGTGTATCTCTATTCAATACCATAAAGTCTGCACAACGCACAGCAGAACAGACTGGTGCTGACCCGGTTCAAGCGGCATATGATGCACTTAGGAAAAATAAGAAATTTGCAAATAGGGCTGGAGGAATACACCATAGAGACTTTGCTACTACATTCGGACGGTATTCGGAAAATTCACTAAACCAATTTGCTCAAGAGCAGGGGTTGGAACAAGAAATACCTGCTGCCTCTACATCTACTAATCAAATACAAGATATGACTCACTTTATGGAGCCAAGTCATCTTGATAAAAATTGGTTCAGAAATTTTGGCAACGGCGGTGTAAATGGACATTACATGCGAGAGGGTGGCAGTGGCCGAAAGGCTGCAATAAAGGACCTTGCGGAGCATGGTCTTACAGAACAGCATGTAAATAACATATATGACACTACCATTGAGATGTTCGGTAGGGGCACTTTCAGAAATGACCGTGGCCGAAAGGCGACTCTTAAACAATTATTCGTTCATAATTTAGCAAATCATCACATGCAAGATGGACAACCGCCCTCATGGGTTACTGGTCAAATGGCCATGCCTCGAAACCCTTCGGAGGCAAAAATGACCCCTTCGGCAATGCCTGAGCCTGAAAAACCTAAAGAGCAAGAAAAAACTCCTGAGGAGATGCCGCCGCCAATGCCAAATCCGCTTGCAGTAAAGCCTTTGGATTTACCAAGGCCTGATGCTCCATCGGTTGTAGCCACACCTCCTCCAAAGGCTCCTGTGGCACCTCCGCCCGTGGTTAATTCTTTAGGGAGGGTCACTCCTGCCCCAAGCAGGCGGGGTTTTATGGATATGCTGGGTTCGGCACTTGGAAATATGTATGGCAACTTTACTATGGGCAAATCCGCTGGTGAGAAAGAGATGGTAGAAACTTATCTTGAAAGGGTCCAATTGGACTTGGCAAAAACTGAAATAGTGGGGTCAAAGGCTAAACTAAATCCTCAATCTACATTCGATATATCCTTGATGGCGGGTCAAATAAACAAGTCATCAAGTGAGGTCGTCGCAATCATAAACAGTCGTGGCGATTGGAGAAAGATTGCAAAGTCTTTCAATGTCCCACATGAGGAAGTCCAAAAACTAAAGGTGATTTTTAATGAATGAGTATGTCCTAAAAGCAAGAGAAATGCAATTGAAGAAATTCGATGGGAGCACTCAGGTTAGAGACCCTAATGCTGCGGCGCAAGCCCCCCCGGCACCGAGTTTGCCTGCGGTTGCTAATAATAATACTCAATCACAGCCACCCGACCCCACCGTGGATGCTTTTACGCAGGGTAGAGTAAAGACCACAGGAAGCCAATATCTTGGAGATGTTGGGCGTGGTATTGCGAGCAAACTCGGTAATTTGCCCGGGGTAAGAGGTGCAAGGAATTTTGTAAATAATCTTGCAAGAACGGGGCAGCAAGAAAGGTATGGCATTAATCAAACAAGACAGAACATAATGGCTAACAGGCAGAAAGATTTTACAAGAAAATTAGGTCCCAAGCAATTAGCGTCAGATGCCGCAAAGTCGGGTCAAGCAATTAATCAAAACGATGCAGATGTGGCTGACGCTGATATGCAAGAAAGAGATGCAATGATGGCTGGTATGCAGGGTCAACAAATGGCACAAAATCAACAGTTAATGAACGACCCCGCAGCCCAAGCGGCAAGGGCGTCTAAGGTTGCTGAAGCAACGAAGCAATCAAACAAGAAAGGCGGCATAGGTATGAACCCACTTGCTCTTTTTGGAACACTTGGGATGAGTGGTATCGCACAAGGCCTGTATAATAGAGGACAAAGACGGCAGGGAAAAGACAGATTAGATGCTTATTCCCGAGGAGATTTTAGTAAATCATTATCAAATACAATAGAAACCATTGAATTGAGAAAATCGTTTCAAGTAAAGAATGAAACGGGGGCATTGAGAAATGCCCGCAGATAGTGCTTTTGACGAAGCATGGAACGGCTTGGAAAAAGGTTTCTTTGATTCATTTCAATCTGCTGCTGAGAACGCTCGTAGAAAGCGTGTGGAACGGAGAGCAAATGCAAGCCGATTCACAGGGGGCGACCTCGGCAGGGGGACTGAAACAGTGTCCCCTGCCCCCACCTCTCCCGGTAGCCCACCTCCCGCTACCCCTTCCGCTGATGTTGCTGCAAACATTATGCAAGCATTACGGGGGACTGACCCTTTTCAAAGCATAAGTGAATTGATGTCTAATGAACAGGCAACGCATAGAGAACAAATATCCCCCCCTCTTGAAGAAACTAAGATTGTTGAGCCTGAGCCTAACACCGTAGAGGTTGCAAACGAGACTGCTGATTATGAGCCTGTTCTTGAAAACGATACTGAGGAGGTTAGAGAGTCGAGTGAAGAGTTTAACGCAAGACTTGCAGAATTCCTCAATATCGATAATCCTGCCGAGAATCCTGAGTCCTCGATGGATATCCTTGATGAGCCTCGAATGGACCCTGAGGAATTTATACCCCCCACTATGGATATTCTTGATGAACCGGATAATTTGTCCGATGAAGATGAAGATGAAGAGATACCCATTATTGAAGAGGACAAACCCGATTTGGATGACGCAAAAAAAGATGAAATTGTTGCTAATTTAGTCGATAACTTAGGTTCTGTGGATGATCAAGATGCGGCTCTTGCAAATATCCTCGGTCTACTTCAACCTGCTACGGACCCTAAAGATGATGAAAAGACTGAGTTAGAAGAGGATGAGATACCTAATATTTTAGATGACCCTGAGGGGAAAGCCCCTGATGTAGAACAATCAAAAGACGATGCTCGTTCATTTTTTGGCTTTACTGGAAAACCATTGTCAGGTGAGTCAGGTGCTAAAGAATGGAGGAGGTTGTATGATGCTTTAGAAAGTGAGGAGTCAGGTGATTATATGACTCAAGACTTCTTTGAAGTAAAACTTGAAATTGCGAGACACTTAAGGAATAATATTGATGATGACCTCGCTGAAGCACTCGGTGCGGATTTTGAGGACCTGTCAGATGACCTTTCAAATCTTATATCAGACTATAATAGCACATTGGTGAGAATGGAGGAATTAGAGGAATATACCGCCGAAGTAACAGGAGACCCGGACCCGCCAACATTTACTGAAGTAAGAGATGATAAATTAGAAAGGGAAAAAACGCAAGCGGAAACTGAAGCCGAAAAAGCCAAACAAATGGATGAACGGTTAGCGGGGATTACCGGAGAGACATCGGCCCATTTCAGCGATGATGCACAGCCATTTGACGGGCCGACTATGAAGGTATTAGTCGATATGGTAGCAAAGGTCGGAAAACTTCTTGATGGCGACGAGACCATTCAAACCAATCAGACAAAATTTAAGAGACGAGGTACAATACCAGTCAATCTCAGTCTCAATGATGATGGAGAGATAATTGGTGCAAAAGTATTGGGCAAAAATGCCCACATTATGACAATATTAGGTTACACAAAACCTGATGCAAAGAATATAACAATTGGTGGAGAGACGCTCGTTGATGTGTATAACGAATATTACAAAGGAAGAAAAAAACAGAACAAAAAGATAGTAGAACAGGAATTTCCAAAATTTATCTCGAATGACCCAAGGTTGTTGCCCGATTTCGACCCTGAAAAGGATTACAAATTTCAAGAAATAGGAGGTAAAGGCATGAAAGATGTTAACATAACTCAAAACCAAGCGAGTGTTATGGGTATCGATACCGATAAGTTGCGTGGGAGTGAATTTACTGATGATGTTATTTCAGAATTGCGTCACCGTGGCGGGGGGCACAGATTTGGTAAAAAGTTTAGAGGGCGAGATTATGTCAACCAAAAACTAAAACCAAGTCCTCGATTTGCAAGTGGCCCGAATGTCACAGTTAGCAGACAAACGGTAGACCCAATAGACCGAAGAATGGAAAGAGAAATGATTTTACCAAGAGCAGAAGGCACTGGTTTAGGAGGGAGGGGCAATCCTAGGTCAATGCAAATCCTGCCTGAGCCAAATGTTTCGGTTACAATGCCGGAGTTAACAGATGGCAGGATATATGGGGCTTTGGACACTGGTTACGAAAACATGACCCCTCGAAACATATCTGATGTATTAGTAAGGCATGGACAAAAAGCGAAAGAGGGCGGTCATCAAATTAAGGCATTAGGTGGCGTCAAAGAAGTAGCGGCGTATTTTAAAAGTTTGAAAGGCACAGAAGCCCAAGCCAGTAGAGTGGGCAATCACTCTATCGATAATAAATTGCTTCAGGTTGGTTTAAGTCACCATGATAAAGGCAGTAATAGGGAGATAAATTATCAAGGATTTGAAGAGGGTTCACCGACTGCTGAGGGTAGTGTAAGTATTCATTCTCAACATGGTTCCGTGCCTATGACCACTATTATTGCCCCGAGAGAGGATAAACTTGAGAATGTTCCTAACACATTTATGAAGTCTAAAAACGACAATTATTCTTTGTTGCCAATGTCAATACAGATGAAAAACGATTCTCAAAACAGCGTTCAAAATAATATGAGCCTATTACCAACGGGGTGGAATCAGTAATGTCAGATAACCCCATGTTAAAGTTAACAAGTAACATTGACTTTGAGATGGGGCGTAGAGATTTCAAGTATTTTTTTGAGGACATCTGCGGTTTTCAATTAGCAGACTTTCACAAAGAATGGTATGAAATGTCTGAAGACCATAACAAAACTTGCGTAATTGCATCCCGTGACCATGGTAAATCTGTGTTCTACAGGTGTTACCTGCTTTGGAAAATGGCATACAATGAAGGCACTGAGGTTCTATTCTTTTCACACAGTCAACATCAGTCGATTGATCACATGGCGAAAATGGATGAATTGATAATGACCACGCCTGCATTGGAACACCTCAAACCAAAAAGAGGTTGGGCAAAGCAATTATTCAGGTTCACAAACAAATCATCGATAAGAGCGATGTCGGTTGGTAAAGCAGTGCGTGGTGCTCACCCTGATATTGTAGTGTTGGACGATATATTGTCTAGTGAAGCACAGACTCAATTGAAGGCTGTTGCTCAATGGTTCTACACGGCATTGCTCCCTGTATTGCACCACACCGCACAATTGTGTATAGTAGGCACACCGTTTTCATTTACCGACCTATATGCTGAATTGAAAGGACTTAGTGGCTACAGTGTAAAAGAATATCCAGCAATAAATGAAAAAACCGGAGACCCTCTATGGCCTGAAAGGTGGTCGTTGGATGCACTTAACTCAAGGCGTAATGAAATGACATCCATTGCATTTACCCGAGAATATCTTTGTCAACCGCTTTCGAGTGAAGAGAGTTTGTTCCCTGAAGAGATGATTGCCAATGCGAAAGATGATTCTATTGCATTGACATATTACCCTGACCCGGATGAAAGTCTAAACTATTACATTGGGTGGGACCCTGCTATAAGTCCCGATAGAAAAGCAGACTATACCTGTATGATAGTCATAGGGATGGATGAGAACCGTCACAAGAAAATAGTGCATGTCCATCATGAGAAAGGTATGGACTTCAGCAGTCAAATAGACAAAATCATTGAATTGAATGTGCGCTTTAGCCCTGTAATTATAGAATTAGAAACTAATAACTTTGCTTTAGCATTCAAGCAGGTCTTAAATGAAGTATCAGATTTACCAGTAAAGCCTTTCAGTATGTCGAGGATGAAGAAAGAAGCATTAATTCACACACTGCAATTGCACTTTGAGCAAGGGCATTTGAAGATACCATACATGGATGAGGGGGCCACAAGGAGGCACATGAACACACTAATCACTGAATTATCGACATTTACCATGCTTGAAAATGGCCGAATGGAGAGTTTAGGCTCTCACGACGATATGGTTATCAGTTTGGCATTGGCTGTTCAAGCCACAAAAGAATACAGGGATAACATTGTAATACTTGATTCTGAAGCGTGGAGTAAAAGGTTGGGGTGGGCTAATGTCTGATTTCATAGAAGCGGTTGTGGGTGTAGAGTCATTATATGACGCATTGAAGAAACTTGACCCTAATTACCAACATGACCCTTATGCAGCAGGAAAGAACCTTGCAAATTCTTTAGTGAACACAGCAAAACAGCGTTTATCGCAAATGAATCAAAAACAACAAGAAGCAGAACAAGAAGTGGCTGAGGCTGAGGAAAAGCAAAAAGAAACCAAGCCTAAAACGCCTGAAGCCCCAAAAACTACAAGTGCTGGTAGTCCAAGAGATGACTCGGGTATAAGGGGGATGAAAAGTGATGAAAGCACGGCCACCCCCGCTGAGTCGGATGGTTCCGAGGTTAGCGCATCCCCTCAAGAAAAACTCCCAATGACCAAATCTTGGTTTATTGATAACTTTGGAATGACAAGCACAGAAATGATCGAGATTCTAACAAAAGCCGAGGAATTTGGTGCTATTGACAGCATTCAGCCTTTGATTCATATGGAGAGAAAGGCGATACTAAAACAATTTGAAGGTGTTGATTCTTCATTAACTAATTCTTTGCCACTGACCGACCTTGATTATGATTTGATAAATCAAAACCCTGAACGATATAGGATTCATCTACTACAATTAGTAAAAGCGTGGACCTCATCTGATTCTGAGGATAATAAAATACGGGCGGAATCAATTTGGCGAACCCGTATAAATAAGACACAAAGCCTATCCCCAAGAGAGGCAAGCATGTTATCAAAATGTGCCGATGTTATGTATGAAAGAGGCCCAATGAATGTGGGTACATTGAAATCATATGGCATTAGTGCGCCGTCAAAAGAAATATCAAAACTCATTAAGTCACACGGTTTTCTTTACAATATCGTGAAAGCGGGGCAAGGTAAAAGAGCAGATGAAAGAAGTTTGTTCTATGATGTAGACAGGCCAACAGTATTGATAAAAAATACAGGCAGGCTAATTTCTTCTTTATTGGACAGTGGCGGCGAATTAGGCTTAGACCCGAGAGGAGTCCCACGAATCGTATTGCCGTTTGATAGTGTTAACGCACCTGATTATGCCGATGCTATTAAGGCTGAGATGGATGTCAGCAATGTCAGGGCTGAGGGTTCTTCGTTGGTTATTGAGGGCGAGAAAGCGGTGCATAAAGCACTTGAATGGGCTTTACCCTCTCTTGGAGAAAGCAAACAAGACGGACTTTTAATGAAAAAAGCGATAGAGGGCGATATGAATGCTGGCCGGATTCTTTTGTATAATGACGCCAATCCTAACCGCCAAGTCGAGTTAATGAAAGAATGGGGCTGGTCTGTCGACAATTTTGCACAAGTATTACAAGGCGTGATGAAGAATGGCTAAGGAAGATGCAAAGAGGATGGAACGCTTGTTCTCCGCAATAGGCGTAGACATGGAAAGACATCAGACTCCCGTTCCGGCTATGCCTCTTTTTTCGAGTGGTATACAAGAACCGGCTCTCCTGCAAGGGATTACAATACCAGCATTGTATGCAGCAGCGTATGAATGTGTTGTATTGAGGTCAATACTAAATCACTTGAGCGTAGAAGCATTCCGTAAAGGATGGGGTTGGAAGGCTAACTTTGTAGTTAAATGCAGGGAATGTGATGAAGAATATCAGCAAGAGGTAGCAACTTGTATGAAATGTGGTGGCGAAGTAAGAAAAGCCGATAAACAACAAATAGAATATGCAAATACAGTGTTCAATAATAATAACAGGATGACTCAAAACTTTATTGAAGTCCTTAGAGAAATAGAGATGGACTTAAACATTGTAGATGATGCGTATATTATTTTGACAAAAGAATACTTTATTGACCCGTCTTCAAAGTCTGCCAAGTTTTACAGAATAAAAGAAGTCACAAGAGCAGACCCTATTTTTATGCGTATTGTAGCAGATAAGCGTGGTATAAGAGGGGGCAAGCAATATACCAGTATTGTTGACCGTTCATTTAGAACATCCAAATCTACAGATAAGTGCCCTAAGACTGGCATGGATGTAGTGCCAATACATTACATGAATCTTGCTGGCGTCGGCAATGGGCAGGTATATACTGACGATGAGGTCATACATATCAGTAAGTGGTCTCCGTCTAAACTTTACGGTAGAAGTCCTGTTGCAACAATGTGGAGGCAGGTCAATACACTCATTGCTATGGATAATTATGTTTATTCTGCATACCAAAAGAGGAGAATGCCAAGAGGAGTAATGGTGATCAAATCTTCTAACTTAGAAACGGTAGAAAGGACTGCAAGAAATATACAGGAACATCTTGAAAGAGACCCAAATTACATACCGACTGTTGGTGTTGAAACTGAGTCGGGTAGAGGCGGTCTTGAGTATGTTCGTATGATGGACACATTGGAAGAATTACAATATATCCCAATAAAAGATGATATTCGTCAAAGGATTGCTGCTTTCTTTGGTGTGTCAAATGTATTTATGAACGATGTAACCGGAGGCGGATTAAACAACGAAGGTATGCAGATTGTTGTAAGTAATCGTTCTGTAGCCTATGCTCAGTCTATTTACAATAATGTGCTATTCCCCGCACTGGCCGAGGCCTTTTCAATAACAGAATGGCATCTCAAACTAAGTCCTCATGAAGAGGAAGATGAAATCATGAACATGCGTAGAGACGAAATGGCTATTAGAAACATGATTCAAATGAAACAGGCTGGATTTGAAGCGACCTTGCGAGACGGTATTGATGACACAATCTTGCACTTCGATTACAAACAACCCGACCCTGCTGAATTGGCAGCGGCTCAACAGGCTGCTGCGGAGGCTGCTCAAGCACAACAGGCTCAACAAGGAGGGGCTCAACAAGGAGGGGCTCAACCTGTTCAAAAAGGCGTCATATTAGAAAAAAGGTCACAGTTGGACCCAAATAGAGGTGGTAGTTTGCCTGTTCCTTCATCCGTCGCAGTGAATGATGGTAAAACAGACATCCCTGTCTTACGCACTGTTGGCGAGGGTCAGCACGGTTCAAGAAACAGTGAAGGGAAGAGTCCAGTTAGAGTAAAAAGGCATGAGGGGGCACCTGCTGGAGCCGAATCAAAAACAGATAAGCGTCAGGACAAAAGTGTTCAAGAGTCCATGACTGATAAAAGACTTAGTGAAATGAGTAAAAGAAAAGGCCTTGGTGGGCAATCTTGAATAAGTAGATTAACATGGGCATAGGTGAGCGCAGATGACAGAATCATTCGGAAATTTTGAAATAATTGAAAAAATGCAGCCGATGGCAAGAAGGGCCATTTCTCAGATAGAGGCTATGGAGCAAGCAATCTTACAGAACAATCGAGCAGACATTGAAAAATATATTGTAGAGGCCGAGAATGCAATTTCTCATTTGAAGTCTGATTTAGAATTGCATGACAGACTGCAAAAAGCATTAGGCGCACAAAGAGCAGATGAGACTACCATTAGAAAAGGTAATATCCAAGAATTTCATCACACCGATTCAGATTATGCAGGAACCGAACAAGGCGTAGTATTGGGCGTTTCTCGCAAAGGCCGCACTACTGAAGTATTCAGGCCGCACCGTGTATTCTAAGGAGTGAACAATATGTGGCACGATGATGGCTCAGCAAATCTACCATTAATTGGTAATAGATTTAGGGCTGAGGGCCAACATTTCAATGGCATGATTACTAAACAGACAATGGAAATGATGCCTCAACAAGGCAGTCCAAAGTCTGCATTAGGTGACGCAATTGATGAATTAGATGCAATGGTGCAAGCATTAGGGAGTCGAGCAGATTCTGTAAACAGTTTGTTGTCTCAAGCAAGAGCAACTAACATAGACCCTGATGTTACAATGGCAATGATGCAAGATGTGGAAAAATTTAGAGGAGCACTCCTGAGTTTAACTCCTTTATTGAACGGCATTCGATCAATGCACATGAATTTGGTTCAACACGGACCCGCAACTCCAATGATGCCTGACCCTATGATGGCAGCGGCACAACAACAGGCCCCTATGAATATGCCTCCGGCAGACCAAATGGCGCAGCAGGGGGGCATGTGAGATGGCCGATGAGAAACAAGCAGAAATCGATTTGATGAAGTCTATGGTTGACAAAATCAGTGCGTTAGAGCATCGAATTTCCAGTCTTGAACAGAATAATAACATACTTACTAAATCTTTACAGGACCCTGAGGTAATGATGAAAAAGGCAGGTTGGATGAAATTTACTACACCTGTTGCAGATGAAGCATTTGACCCGCTTCAAAGAGACATTGGGGAACAGAATTTTGACTCTCCTTTCAAGGGAAGTGGCGATGTATTTCAGAAGTCTCGCTTTGATGAGTTAGAAGAGTGGAAAGCGGCAGAAAGGTCGGTGACAAAGCAATGACAATGGAATGGCATGACCCCGTAAAGGAAGCAAGTAACTTATTGAAACAATATGTAGATGATTTGGTAAAATACCAAACAGACGGTAACAAAGATAACGGTGTTCCTATGTTTATGGACCACGCTGGTGGCGTTCCTGTTCAAGCAGCGGCTGGATATTATACCAATCAAACTCTACCTC